TAAATCAAAAAGATCTAGAAAATCACCCAAAAGATACGGAAGGTAAATATTTCTTATCCACAAAAAAATAATTTAAAAATTTTTTTTTTGAATTAGTAAATGAAGATAATTTATTATTTTTTGTTAGTTTTAAAAGTACATTCGTTTTATAACTTTATTACAACCGATGAAGTTTTTGAAAATAATAAAAAAAGGAGTTTCACATATTTGCCGATATACACAAATATAAGTTGTAATTCACTAAATATTGTTAATACAGAGGGTGTAAAAGTTATATCTTCACGAACAAATGACGTATGTATAGGAAACGACAACGGAAATGGTTTTTCAAAAAATTATGTATTCGGTTTAAACGAAAACTATTATATACAATACACTGGAAATACTCCAAGTACAATATTAAGTCTATCTGTTTTAGAGAGTAACGTAACATTTACAAGGGACGTAAAAGTATCCGAAAACATATATAAGAGTTATAAGTACTTACCACTCATTTATGATACAGATTGTGAAAGTCTGTTTGGTAGATCAGATAACAGAGGCGTAAAAATTCATATAAATTTTACAGATTTTTGTATTGGAACAATTCAGGGATTTCAACCAAATCTAAAATTAAAAAAATTTAAAACGTATGAAGTGGAGTTCAATAAGAATAATTTTACTATTACTTATCCAGAAATACCATCATCAGTAAGTTGCAATAATAATTGCGATGTTTCAAGTATTATTGCAAATGGTGTATGTGATGATGGGGGTGCAGGATCTGAGTTTTCTTCTTGTGGTTACGGTACAGATTGTGACGACTGTGGTGCTAGATATATGCCATCACCCCCTCCATCACCCCCACCATCACCACCTACACCGCCACCATCTCCACCACCATCTCCACCTCCACCATCTCCATCTCCACCATCTCCACCTTCTCCTCCTCCACCATCTCCACCGCCTAGTCTACCACCCTTACCTCCTCCACCTCCTTCTCACCCACCACCATCACCAACTCTACCACCACCACCCATTTTTAATTCCAATGATGTTGGCGCATCTGGTAGTTGCTCTATGTATGATTTTTCAGTTATCGCTTATTCGTATGATCAAAGTTGCACAGAAGCTTGTCAACAATCTGGAGGTCATTGTCTTCATGATAGCGCTCGAATCGAAAATATGGGAAAAGACTGTTTTGAAAGAGGGTATTACGGAGACATATCACTTGATAGTTCAAAAGGAATAAATGATGGGATGAGAAACCTTGATGAATTTATGAGATGTAAAGACACGTGCCGAGTTAGAACTGGAAATCACCCAAACTATCAGTACAGATATTATTGGACTGGAACAAATTATAATAATACTTACAAGTTTTGCCCATATAGAACACCGGATAGTACAGTAAAATGGTTTCAACAGAATGTGATTGATCCAGACACCGGTACTTCCTGTACTGAAGAAAGAAGACTTAACAGTATTACATATAAAAATGAATGCCCGTGTGATATAAATTCGGTCACTGCATATAGTTGTCATTATACACCAACCGACAATGATTGTACTAGATACGGTTCTATAATATTTAATAAACTAGTAACATATAGTAATACTATACCAAGTGGAGGTCAAACTTGTAATGAACCATACGGACATCCTGTATGGAGTACCACAACCGGCACTGGGGCAGGCCAACCATATGCGTTGGGTGTAATAGGTGATGGTACAGTTAGTCCGGGTAAATGTTTATCTCCGTGTAATGTAACAGGTGTTAGAAAACAATCCGACCCTTCACAAATGCAATCAAATATGCATAGATTATGTTTTTGTTCTGGTACACCATTATAACATTATAATTTTTATTATAAATGATTGTCTATATATTTCTATATGGGTTTTTACTTGAATTCAGTACAGATCAAATTTTCGAAAACCAAAAAAAAAGAAGTTACAGTTATGTACCGGTAGAAGGTAATGTTTATTGTAACTCATTAAACATTTTAAACACAAGTGGAGTGAAAATAATTTCTTCTACATACAGCACCGTTTGTATAGGAAAGGATAATGGAAATGGTTATTATAAAAATTATTTATTGGGTAGAAATGAAAACTATTATTTACAATATACGGGGAAATCACCTTCTTCAATCATTAGATTGACACAAGAAGGGAACGCTACATTTACAAAAGATGTAAAAGTTAATGAAAATATTTTTAAGAGCTACAGGTATGTACCATTAAGTTACAATACAGATTGTACAAGTTTATTTGGAAGTACTGGCAATTATGGTATAAACGTTAAAATAAATTCTACATCTTCTTGTATAGGTACGAGTCAAGGTTTTTTTCCCAATTTGGTTTTAGAAAGATTTAAAACATACGAGGTAGAAATTGATAGTTCAAGAGATCAAATAAATGTTGTTTCATCATATCAGGAAATTTTCGTATGCGAAGATAATTGTTCCGTAACGCAGTTAAAATTGAATGGAGTTTGTGATGATGGTGGTACAGGATCTCAATATAGTGATTGTGAATACGGATATGATTGTACAGATTGTGGTCCTCGATATCCAAAACCTTCTCCTCCACCTCCCTCTCCACCTCCCTCTCCACCTCCCTCTCCACCACCTTCTCCACCACCATCACCTTTACCTCCACCACCACCACCACCACCACCACCACCTTTACCTCCACCACCTTTACCTCCACCACCTTTACATCCACCACCTTTACCTCCACCACCTTTACATCCACCTTTACATCCACCATCACATCCACCTTCACCTCCCCCGCCGCCACCACCGAATATACCTTCAAGATCTTGTACAATTTGCCAAAACGACTGCGGAAGCAATCAAGCTGATCCAAATAATTTCGATAGTAATGGAGTGTGTAATGACGGTGGTCCAGATTCAGAATCGAAAATATGCCCAGTCGGAACAAATTGTAATGATTGTGGAGTTAGAGATTGTACAAACAAAATAATAAATACAAGAGTATCATCATCACACGAAATAGGTTGCCAAGATCATCAATGCATGGACATTGAATCTTCCGAAGAATGTGGTATAACTGCGGCAGAACTCGGGTACGAATATTACGGTTCAATCGATGACTTTATGACAAATCATACAGCATTTCATTGTCTAGGATTCAATGATAAATGTATTGAAGGAAATAATCTTGATGGTACACGTACTGCTTCTTCAACTCCTTTAATTAATTGGAACGACTTTAACGATACTTTTGAAGGGTTTACTGAATATTGTACAACTTTTGGAAATTTATTTTCGAAAACTACTACAGCATATAGGGGAAGATGTCCAGCTTCTTATTCTAATAACAGTAAGTGTTTAAATACTTGTAAAAGTGATCCTCTCCAACACAAAGGAAAGACAAAGTCAGAAATGTTAAGAGGATGTTTCTTGTGCAATGAAAACTGTCATCCAGTATTGCATAACAAGTTTGTGTGGAGCGACCGTGATTTTACAACAGGAAGCCTAGATTATCAATGTAATGTGCCATATGCGAATTGCGTTTGTACATGTCCAGTAACACCGCAATCGGGTTCCTTATATGGATTCGGAATGCCTATTGGTATAAGTTTTACACCGATTCGTGGGACATAAAAAAATAAATTGCACCGCCGGGGTTACGATCCCCGTACTTTAGCTTGGAAGGCTAAAATGATACCATTTCACCAACGGTGCTTTTTGTTACAGTTAAAAAAAATAGAGAAATAATTGAACGTAATTTTTCATTTTTTTTATGTTTTAATAAACTTTGGTATGTTTTATTTATCATAATAAAAAACAATAATGTTAAAAATTTAATTATGTTTTACAACCTTACGTTTATAACTATGATTATTATAGATAATCATTTACTTGATATTTCACAAATTTCCAATTTATTAGAAATAAAAATACGATTTTATACAAATGTAACAAAACCGTATACAAAAAAAAATATAATGTTTTTGCCATCTCTTATACATAGCTGGAGTGATTATAATACAGTTTTAAGAAGCAACTGGTTTTGGAAAACTATGGATACAGAGTATGTGTTATTAATGGAAAGAGACTCTATACTTTGTAAAAATCCTACATTTGACTTGAAATATTTTTTGAATCAAATGATTCAGTACAAATACGTCATTTTGGGTGCACCGTGGAAAAACAATCAATGGTGGTGCATTTCCAAAGGTAGATGTTCGGGAAACACAGGTCTTTCTATTTTACATGTTCCTTCTTTAGTTAAATTATTACCATACACAGCTAAAAGCGCTTATAAAATAGATTCTTCTATTCATAGAAGAGCAGTACAAAAAAAATTACCGTTACCTCCCGATGAAATATCAGAACAGTTTAGTATGCAATATTTAAGAAATGTTTGGTTCAATCCTTTTGGATGTCATAAGATTCATTGTTGTAAAGGTTCATTTGTCAAAGTATGAACCTCTTCTTTTTCTTCACCGTCGTCTCCTACAATGTTTTTTAGTTCATCTACAAGTTCTTTCATTCTCTTTCGCTTACCTAATGTTGTACTCTTTGAAATTTCTACATACAAACCAAGTAAGTTGTCCCATGGAATCATTGCAAATGTTTTTGTATTGTTTTTTTTGAAAATAACACATGGTGTAATGTTCTTTGGACAGTTTGATTCTGCTTGTGTATACGCGTCCCAAATATTCAATTTCTCTTGGTTCTTTGCTTCTATTGACAAAGGAAGTAAACTTCTTGTTGCCGGTGACATTCTAACATCTTCTCCACCACACCCCATTGAAGTACTAAAAACATCGTCTTCTTTCAAAGACGGAAATGCTTTTAAAATATCATCAACTATTTTTTGCTGTAATCTTCTTCCTTTGGCTTTACAACTTTGAGGTTTCATTTATTTAAAAATAATATTTAAAGTTTAAAACTGATTATAAACTAGTAAAAAAATATTTTTCATTTTTTTATTTGTTCAACCAGTACCCAAACATCCATTCCTGGTTTTGCGTCATATGCCGCTATTGGGAACAAAAAATGCACGTTTCCAGATTGAACATGTATCGAGTTTCTAGTTCTTTTCAAAATAACTCCCAAATATTCCATATAATTTTGAGAATGGAACTTAGGAACATGTTCTATACCCAATGATAACTTTATGTTATAAACGGAATAAAGAATAAAACTTTGTGGTATTTTTGATTTTATTGTTAGTTGTATTGTGTGGTCATTGCAAAAAGTATATTTAAAAAATTTACTAGTTTCAACTATGTCCACGAGGCGAAACAACATAACTTCAGGTTTTTTTAATAAAAAACATTATATTTTTTAAATTTAATAATAAAATGAAATACTTATATTATTCTATACTTATAAATTATTGTCAGTGTATATCATTTACAGAGAATATTTATTTAAAACAAAAGAATGAATTGATAAAAAAAGACATATCGCTATTGTCAGAAACTGAAAAAATACATTTTTTGAGTACAAACAAACATAATATTTTAGAGGAAGTATTCGATCATATACCAAGACCGGTAACCAAAGACATTATACTTGAAGTCGATACGGATGATACTAAGGATTACATATTAGAAAGATATAAAATAAAAAATAGCAAAAAAATAAACAATTTATTGATAATATCACTAAAAGAAAGTTCCAACTTTTCTTCAATCATAAATGAAATAGAATCCATCAAAGGTGTAAAACACATATCCTTTTTTGATCATATTCCGTTGAAAAGTCCTGAACCTGAAACACTATCAACAAATATTAAAAATGACAGAAGAAAATTAGTAGAAAGTACAAGCTTCCCAAATGATCCTGTATTCGAACAATATCAAAAACACATTTATGCTGCCATAAGTCATCCTATGATAAAAACCCAAAATTACTTTAACGGTTCAAGTGTGTCCGTAACAATTTTAGATGATTCTATAGATACGTATCATTCTGACTTGGAAAGAAACAATATAAACATAATAGAACAAAATATACCTGTTGCAGCATGGAACTCTCCATACACACATGGAACTCGTGTTGTGGGTATTATTGCTGCAAAAACTAATAATAATATAGATATCGCAGGAGCTTCGTCTGATGTTAATATTAATTTTCTTTCCTTTTACGACTGCTATTATACTCAATGTACAATGCGTGGATTATCTGAGCTTTTTGTTAATATAATGATAACAAATAATTATGAAGATAAAAAAACCGTAATATCAAACAGTTGGGGAAGTATAGGTTTTGTTGGTTCACCTTATTGGGAGTCTAATCGTATGTACATTGAACAAAGTGTAGAAACATTTAGGAATGGAAGTGGTGGTATTCTTGTATTTTCTTCTGGAAATGGAAGGTTGGAAAAAAATTACGCACACTATTCACTAGCAAATACTATGATTAATACAATAACAGTTGGAAGTTTGTATGTAAGCAATAGTATAGTTGAACCCTCTTACTTCTCCGAAGAATGTTCCTGTTTAACAGTATCTGCACCAGGCGAAAATATTTATTCTTTATGGCCTGAAAACTATATTTCAAGTTCATCTGGAACGTCTTTTGCTGCACCGTTTGTATCATCTGCAATTTCTATGGTTTTGCAAAATTATCCAGACCTTAAAAATGTAGATATCATAAGTCTTCTTATGAAAAGTGCATCTAAAAATGTAAATACAAGTTTTT